TTTGTATTCATCGCCTGCTGTGCTACTTCCTAAATTTGTTGTCGTAAGCTCAACATGTCCCAGTGTTAATATGTTTGAAGCTGTTGAGGCAGCAGTGGTTTCTTTCAGTTTAAACCAACGGTTGTTGCCTGATGTAGTGCCAAAAGAATGAACATAATATGTGACACCCTCTTTGATTCCTGTGGCAAGCCTGTCTTCTAAACCAGTGCGAGTAAACTGAACCGCATCATCTACTGCAAAAACATCTGACGCATTGGTGTACTTTAGTGAATGTAACTGTGTAGTTAGATCGACACCTGTGATTCTAGTTTCAGTGCCTTTGTTGATCACAACAGCATACTGTTCAGAGTCATCTCGGTACATGAGATGCATGAAACTCTGATTGCCTGTTGCTGCATTAACTCCTATTGAACTTACGTGCTTAATAGGAGGGCGTTTGACTAAACCTTTTACATGCGAAGAGTAAGCATTGATTTGCTCTGACGCTTGCGAAGGATACCGTTGGGATTCAGTCTGCTGACTAACCCCTTGGTTCAGTGTTGCTGCTGCATTCTTAATTAACGGCATGTCTAACCAGTTGTAGTGTAAGAGATAGAAGACGTAGCATCTCTTGTTACAGTGTAGTTAGACAATGGACTGTTAAATATGCTGTAGTCTGCGTTCTCGGATTCTTTGTGGATTAAATTCATTCTGGCTTCACGTTCTTCTAGAGAAGCCATCTGTACTAACTGCGGATCGCCTACGTGTCGTTGTGCAAACACACGTGCTGCTTTCATGGTGATGTAGCGGCGTGCATATTCAGGCAGCACGGACTCACCTGTTTCGTTAGTTGTTTCAAACGGGAGTAAGTAAGTGACTATAGCTTTAACTTTAGAGCCAAAAAAGTATGTGTTGTTTTTCTTATCAAAAAGAAATTTACCTCTAGTTACTGGGTCTATGCCTTGGTAACTATAGATGGAAAGATCAATATCCAGAGCGTCAGTAGGAACTCCAATACGTTCTGAATAGAACGTCTTAGTTTGCGAAGGGGTTCCACTTAGTGTAGCTGCAGTTGTGGATGTTATTGTAGTTGCAGTTAAATTATCAGTACCGTTTAGAACCTTTTCATCTTTCACTAAGTAATGAGGTACTGTGGTTGTGATGTTTGCTCCACTGTTTGAGTGCGTGAAGCTGACTGTGCCTAGCGGTAATTCTACATCAGGAATTTGATTGAAGTGCCAACCCTCGGACTGCACTGCCTTATCAATCTCCTCTAAAATCTTTTGTGCATCATTGGCCTCGCCTGCTGATGCTAATTGGCTAATCCTTGATTGTCCTATAGTGGACAACATTTGATTAACTGCCTCTAACTTAGATGTAAATGAACCGTATGCCATGATGATTAAAAAAGGGAACCCCCCATATTACAGAGGGGTTCCCTGTGGATTAAGAGGACTGTCCAACCTGTTGTCCGTCTGACCAGACAACTACAGACTCAGGACGAAGAGCACCATGTCCCATGCTGTACTTAGCCACAAACAAAGTACCTTGACGTTGAATCTGGTACTCCGACTCCATTGCCAAGTCCATCAACTTGAGCGTGCCGAACCCACCCTTCTGGAAGACAACGCCTGCTACGTCAGAGTAGTTTAGGCGATAGTCGTTGAACGAGGCTTGGCTTGCACCAAACTTGTTCTCCGTTGTGGTGTGATCGTCCGAAGGCAGGTGCATGCTAGTGAGCAATGTGATGCCAGCAATCTGACTTACAGTGCCTGTAGCAATCGAGCCTTGACCCCCAATGTCACGGTTAATAACAGAACCAGTGACAATGTCACCACTGTTAATCAACGTGTAGTACATGGCGGGGGTGATGATTGCGTAACGATCAGACTGTGGAACATCCTTCTCGTCCAACAAACGTGCTGACTCAAACAGAGCATTCCGAATGTAATCCGCATTAGGAGTAGCTTTCAGATTGCCTGTCTTAGTGCCTGAAGCACTTGCGGGTTCTGCATTAGCTTGATCGACACCGTTGTAGTACGTGTCGTCAGCCCCTGAAGTAGTACCTGCTGGTTTAGCAGAGTACACAACCGAACCACGCTTGGTCTGATCAGGAATATAAGCATCCGAAGGAAGCAGAGCATCGTCGTTGGCAGTAGTCCTGCTCGTCGGTGACTTCACGCTCTGTTTAGCACCCGTCTTGATAGCAGTTTTGAGTACGTTTTTATCAAACGCAATCGCCAGTGCTTCACCTAACTGGTGTGTGTACGGAGAACGAACATCGAAGTGAGAAACCAACTCGTCGATAGAGGCAATGAAGGTGTTAGCCATCAAGACCTTGTCGATGTTGATCAGCACTTCAGTCTGCTTCATCTGATTGAGACCACCACCAGCAGCTTTTCCTGTCCGTGTACCTTCAGCAAGGTTGTCGTTTAGGATGTCATCGCCGGGGGTGTAGTACCCTGCATTCGCGGTTCCGATAACTGGGAACTGCGCCGATTTACCTTTCGATATAGTACGAATGGTATGCAACGGTTTCATGATGTTCTTTTCATCAAAAACCGTGAGAACCTCTCCTGCGAATTTCTTCAGAAAGAGAGCCGTATCATCTCCGGTGGCGAGGTTTTGACCTACGCGACCGGCTGGATTTCCTTGTGTGAATAAGTTTGCCATTATGATTTACCTTTTACTTTTGTATAACTATTTAACTAACAATCCCTTTAGATTGCCTACCAGTTATCCGACGTATCGGGCTATTCAGCTTCCCCTTCGGGCAAATTCAGTGGCCCTGCCATCCATCCTTCAGGTATGGTCACTTTGTTTCTACTAAGCTCCCATTGTTTACCATCCCAAACGTAGACACGGCCTTTGACATTTGGGCCTATGCGTACCAAATTGTCATTCGGTTGAATGAAGACGACTTTTTTTCCACTTGTCAAGCATCCCGTTAACCCAAGCATCCCGCAACTTACGAGGAACAGCAGGGGCAACGGTAGCCGTGACAGGTTTTGCCGCATCATTCAGCAGGAGCTTTAGTATCTCCTTCAGAATTACTGTTATTATTTCCAGCATTTATCTGTACTTGTGCATCCAGTGCGTGCTTCTTCAGGGTCAGGCGTGAGCCTGTGTATCCTAAAGCTACTAGGGTAGCAGTAATTAAGCCTACTATTTTAGCAGCAAACTCATTGTCCTCTACCATTCCGGTACTAGCTATGGCTCCTACAGCTACTGCTGCGAGGCTCATCCAAAACTCGGTGCTTTTGTACCCTGCTTTCTTTTCTACTTGTTGACTCATATTACAAAGTGGTTTTGCGTAGACGTCCTTCAACATAAGCGTGAAATGCAGGATCACCATTTTTGTATCTAGGGTCTTTCATGTCTTGCTGCATGTCGTATGTTGATGAATAGCCTCCTTCGGCAACAGGCTTCCCTCCCTGTAATAGGTTAGGTTCACTTTGGCCTCCTCCTGCTTTTTGATATGAGGCATACATGCCCTTAATAGCAAGCGAAGCTAACCTGTCGCTACCGTCGATGGCTTCGTCAAAGGCTTTTAGTTCTTCCTCATCTAAAGTCTCTCGCATCCATTCAGTCATCTTGCCGTATGACTCTTCTCCTCCAGCTAAATCAAACAGTTTGTTAGCGGACTGTGTTGCTTTAAGCTGTTGGCCTGAAATATAATTATCAACCACAGCACGAGACAGGCCTTTCTTTTCTAAGGCGTCATAGGTCTTGTCACTTAGGCCGCCGTTTTCATTATACTCTTCTGTGTATTGATCAAAGTCACTGTCAGTAAGGAGGCCTTTCTTTTCCGCTTGCCCTGCAGAGAACTTCTTTTCAAGGTTCTCGTACGATTCAAGGAGGTCTTCGACTGACTTGAACTTGTCAGGCAGTTGAAACTCTTGAGGTTGTTCTTGTTGTTGGGCTTCCTGTGACTGCTCTTGGTTTTCTTCGGGAGCAGTTGTGGTTTCAGGAGCATCGGGGCCAGTTTCTTGGTCGGTGAATTGAACGCTATCCATTTTTTCTCTTTTGTTTGTTACACTCTCCAGTGCAAGTATCTTCAAAACAATCTTTGTTAGTACACATTAGATATCCCATGTCATTGCATTTGTTGTGCTGCTGCTGCCATCTGTTCAACAGCTTCTGGATTGTCTTGGGCCATCTTCCCAGCAGCATTGACTACATTAGGCATCGCCTGCTGCATCATCTGTTGCTGTTGCATTGCCATCTGCTCCTCTTGAATTTCTTCTTCGGTTCTTATCAAACCTTCAGTGTCTATTCCAAGAGATGTAGCACGTCGTTTCAGATAATCAGTCATGTTGACGTGCTTTGTAAACTCAGGCCCTAACAGTTGACTAGCTCCTGATACAAAGGAGTCCAGTTTGTTCAGGTCATGGCCTCTTCCAAGTGCCTCAAGCCCTGTTACAATAGTAGTCTTAACGATTTTCTTGGGCAATTTAGGTAAGCGGCCTGACTTGGACATTCGATCCATCAATCGATTGACCAAAGGTGTTTGAAATTCTAGGGATAATATGGAGTACACACCTCCCAAGACATCTTCAAGTTCTTGTGCCATGAACCTTATCTCTTCAGCAGTGACACGTTCACCTTGACGCTGAATTGCTGTGTTCATTAAGAAGGCAAAGCCTAATCGTTCCTTGATATCCCTTACAGTTTCTTGAGCCACTCGGAGGTCGGCAAATTTTTCCATCTGCAGACACGTGACGTCTTGTGCGTTGCCTTGAACAACAGCACCATTAGCGGAATTAGCCAGAATGCGTGGGCGAGTGGTTCCATTTGGATTAACTAAAAATAATACTTTTGCTGCTGCTGCACTAGCTTCGACTATGGCACGAGTGAGTCCTTCTAATGATTGAAGGTCTCCCAAGTACTCTTCAATGAACCCACGTCCATAGTCTTCATTCTCGATCCTGCTGTACCGCAGAGGAATCCACGGATTTTTGTCTAAAGGATATTCTCCTCTAGCTTCAGGAACATCTTGGCCAGCACATTCCTGTCGGACAACCCATTTTGTTTTATCCCTATAAATAGCAGTGTAAACCTCAACGGTTTTTTTGTTGGAAGTGTTGTACTCCCCATCAGTTTCCATGTTCTCCCGTATATTTAAAGGAAGAGTTTCAGGAGACAGAGATTCTTTAGTGATGATTGATTGAACATTCCCCATTGGGTCACGCTTAACCACATACCGATCTAAATTAAAAACACGTAAACCCCCCTTGTCAGGGACGTACAATAGAACATTACCGGATACTATTAATTGTTTAAGTGCTTCAAAAACACCGACTCGGATGGCTGACGTTTCCACTTCAGCTTGCACAGCACGTTCAACTTCGGCCAATCCTTTTTCTAATTCAGTTTTAAGGGAGGCATCCATTTGGTCAGCCTCTTCTTTTAATGCAAATTTATCTATGACTAACCTGAAGAAAGGAGAGTTTGGAGGCAGCAACGCCAACAGAAGTTTTGACGCTAGGTTATTTACGCCTCGTGCTCCTATGCTTTGGTAAGGAGTAGGGTACTGCGTGTTGGCTGAATGACCTTCAGGCGGGACAAGGAATGGAATAGTCAGTGCTGATGCATCACGAGAACGTCTCAAGTAAGACTCTCGTTCTGCTTCACAGCCTTGGTAGTACTGCTTTAGGGAACCTTCGTGCATTATGTCTTTGCTGTTTTGGCGGCATTTTTAAAATCACGTGCAGTTGGAGCACCCTTGTCTCCTGCTTTACGCATTTTTTTACCTGATTTACGTTTTGCGTGTATGTTTGCGTACAGTCCTTTTTGTTTAGCAGGCATTAGTATTTTCCTTTCCGGTTGCTTGGATTAGATTTTTTTCGACCTCCTTTTTTCCAGAGTTCATTACAAGCAAGATGTCTAGCTGTTCCTGCTTTAGCAGATGAACACTTGTGCCTTGCTTTGAAAGATTTCCGTGCTTTGTCACTATAATTGTTTCCATATCCTGTATGTCCTGCGTGAACTAGTTTTTTCTTGCCGCCCCCGCAATAAAGTTTCATTACTTTTTTGCCAGCACGACTACTGCGACGCACTTCGCCGCATTTCATGGATGATTTTGGACTAGCCATAGACCCCAACTCCCTTTGAACTATTGTTCACTCCGGTAGGTGTTGTAGGTCGTTGTGCCACTAATGTATCTCTTGCAGTTCCTCGACGTCTTTTGGATTTACCAGTGCCTACTGTGCGTGAGGGTTTTTTGCTCACTTCCACAGGTTTTTTAGGAGGCTCTGGTTTTTTCATAAGCGCAGGTGGTGGCTGCACTTTAGGAGGTTTCATTCCCATACACATTTTCTTTATTCTCCTCGTTTATACTGATTAAAGTTTGCACTACAGACTGTTGCCCCTGTTTTATTCGGATTGAATCTAGGTCTTCACCTATGTCAGGCAACCTATTAGGGTACACCTGTTTCAACCAGAATACCAATTCCTCTGGTACTGGAGGCAACTTCTCATTAGCATAATTGATGGGCAGGTCAAGCGGCATTTTTCAAAATATCAAAACACTCAAGCATTTGAACAACAGACTCAGTTAGTTCAGCCTTGGTTTTGTCGTTGTTGAGAATATAATCATAGCTTCCGTAGTTGTTTAGGTCATTTTCAGAAGAATGAGCGTCTTCTACTGCGTCTTGGTAGTGCATATAGCTTTCGCCTCGTCGCTCAACCTTAACCAAGAATCCTCCTTCTTCCTTGATAAACTCAGCTTCATTTTTGTACCTGCAGTCAGTGATGAACAGCACATCTACTTCAGCTTTTGACACTATTGGTCTCATTTTATCTATCCAGTAGTTAGCTCCACTGAATACTCTCCTGAAGTCAGCACCCCACACTTGAAGCAGAGGCCTTAGCTTCTCTTTGTTTTTCTCTATGAACTCTAGGTTGAACCCAGTTATTTCAGATACTTCATGTTTTAAAGGATCAGCAAATGCAACACGTCCAGCTTTGATTGCATTTTTAAACAGAATGTCTCCTGCCAGTTGATAGACAGTGTCTTTTCCTGATCTCTTTTTTCCCGATAGTCCTATGATCTTCATGGTTTCCAGTGTGTTATCTTTTTGGTTACGGGATCGTAATTATCTACCCGTAAAATTCTAGCTAGTTGGCCTTGGACTACAGCGTCTTCACTCGTTAGTCCTTG